TCCTGTGGGGATTCAACTGTAAGTGCATCTTCTATTGCATCTTTTAAATTATTAAGTGATGGACTACTGAATTCTTCTATCATTTGTTTTTATCCAAGTGAATTGCTTTCTCCATGATACCTTGAATTTCTTTGGATGTCAAGTTGTTCATCCAACTCCATTCGGGGTCTTGTTTATCCCATTCAACGGTAAAAGTTCCGTCTTTATTTTGATTGATTTTCAGAGAGTTGTTGTTCATTGTTGGAAAGTTTCAAAGTTCTTTTAATTAATTTTGCATATTTAACTTCCGTTTCAGTATATAATTCTGGATTTGCTTTTGCTCTCTTAATCAACTTATTTGCTGCTTTCTTATCCTTCATCAATAGTTAAGTTATATTAAGAATTATTTAGTATATCAGGAATTAAAGATATTCTTGATGTCTCCTGATACAGATGTGCTATCCTTCTTTATCTTAACTCTTGTCTTAAATCTTTCTTCGTGTTCTGCTAATTTCATTTGAACAGTTATCATTTCATCCTGTAATCTTTCTATCCTTTCATTCTGAGATTGTATATGCTCTTCAACCATAAAATTCTCTCCACTCATCGGGTCTTTCACTCTGATTTCAAACTGTTCGTCAGGTGTCAATCTATTTCTGTATGGGTATAACCAATCTTCTATCTCAGATACAATGACCCAAGCAAACTCTCTAATTTTAAATAATACTTTCATAAATCTTTCCACTCTGTATAATCTTCCTTGATATCAACTTGTAACATTGATAGTAATGTATCGTATGGAATCCAAGCAGGGTTCTCATCTAAAAATTGTACTTGCACTTCCTTAATATTTTTCTGGTAAAATCTATCATAGACAGTTCTTACATTCTTAACATAAGACAACGGATTAATCATAGTAAATGGTTTCTCCAATTATAAACCCCCTGACTTAAAAAGTCAAGGGGTTGTTTTTTTTATTCTATTTTAGTTAAGGTGGATGATAGAATTGATACATTTGCTAACTCGGTAAACTACAATTAACGAATTAAAACCTCCTTACATATTCTTTTACATTCTGATTGTCTGTCGTCACATTCGACTAGGCACTCGTAGTATTCTGTGATTAAATCGTTATCTTCATCGTTATGACCGTTTAATTGATTTAGTGGAATTAAGTTGTGCATTTTATCGAATAATAGTTGAATATTTGAACCATAATACAGGAGTTTTAGTGCATCTTGTTTCTCCTAATTCTATACTATTATGTATGCAAATCCACACCGTATTTACCGATACAATTTAACAAAAATTTATGCCTACGCACATATACCTAGTCACGTTGTCGCCAATCATCTGAACGGTCTTGCTTAAACCAATCAGCAATATCGTCTGCACCGTTAAATCCTCTTTTAGGTTTTCTATCTGGATTGCCTATGTCCAAATATTTAAGGCACGAACCATCATCATCTGTTGCTAATCTTCTTGCTTGACTTAACATACCTCTGGCACTTGTATTTGCTTTTGCCAACTTATTCGCCCATATCATATCTTCTAACGAAACTTCAGTTCCAGCTGCGATGTCTTTGCAAATCGCTTGTAATTTTAAACGGTATTGGGTAGATAACATAAGGTAAATTAATAGTTCACATTATTTATTTTAATATTTTTACCCTAATATTAATGTATTGTTATGAACACATTACCGCCATTTTGATAAAGGTTTTGTTTCAATTAACTTAGCGGTTTCAAGGTCATCACTTTCATCTGGGTTAGTGTGATATGTAACTTCCTTTAATGTCTTTAGGTATTCTAAAACGTGTTCTCTTATTTCCATTAAATCCTCATAGCATCCTTGATTATATGCACAACCACGAAGAGTATGGTCAGGTTTCAGTACTGATTCAGTAAATAAATCCAACGCTCGCTGATACTTTTGTGCAGAAGTTTCCACTCCATCAATTGAGTTTTGATCGTGCATTTTTCTTCTCCTTTTGAATACCTTTTTTTATGTATATCATAGCACATTCAAAATTCTTTGAGAAGTGTTCTATGATACCATTGTGGACTATGGCAAACTTTCTTCCGTTTGATGGTACTGCAGCCCATATACCATCTTTAGATACCCAACCATTTGGTTGTCCTACCTTTGCATCAAGCAAAGTCAGATTCTTAGTTGGATAAAAAGATTGGTAGTTGTCTCCTCTTGCCATTAAAATACAGCAGTAACACTAATTACTCTGGCATTTGGATTTCTTGCAAGTGCGACTTGTCTTGCTTCCTGATAGTCAACTGCTCTTACTTCCTCAGTAAAAGTTTGACCTGCGACATAAAGTTCTACTTTAACTCTCATAGTGTTTTCCTTTGTTTACTCTTCTATTATATAATATCAAAGATGTTTATGCAAGGCTCTTGTGCCACTTCTTTAACTGGTTGAACTGGTTTATAATCTTGTATTCTTTTCTGAATTAAGTTACCATAATCTTCGTTGAGTTCACACCCAATATAATGACGATTAAGTGACTTTGCAACTGCAGCTGTAGTTCCTGCACCCATAAATGGGTCAAGTACTGTATCTCCTTCCTCACTCCCTGCAAGTATGCAAGGTTCAATCAAGTCAGGTGGATATGTAGCAAAATGTGCTTCCTTATATGGTTTAACTGTTACTGACCAGACAGATCGTTTATTCTTTGTTGGATATGATTTTGTAAGTCCACTATGCGGTTGGAGTCCTGTTCCTTGATTGTGGTATTTTCCGTTTGTTCTATCTCTTGTTCCCCAATCTTTTGCGGGTTCTTTGATTGCTTCATTGTTGTAGTGATATTTTCTATTTTTACTGAACAAAAATATATATTCGTGTGACTTCGTACACCTATCTTTTACACTTTCTGGCATTGGATTTGGTTTATGCCATATAATATCTTGTCTCAGATACCATCCATCCTTACGCATAGCAAATGCAAACATCCAAGGGATTCCGATTAAATCTTTTTCTTTTAATCCATCTAATTTATTGCCACGTTTATTACAATTATCTGGTAAGTCTTGTTTTGTTTTAGATACAGATTGTTTCGGATATGATTGACCTTTTCCTGGTCTATAATTATAATAACTATCTCCTAGATTAACCCACAAAGTTCCATCATCTGTAAGAACATCACGAACCTTCTTAAATACGTTTACAAGATTATCAATATATTCCTCTGGTGTTTCTTCAAGTCCTATCTGACTATCTTGTCTGATAGCACCACACTTCGGGCAAACAGTTTTGTATATTGCATCGCCAACCCCTGCCATTTCATCGTGATTTTTATGTCCAGTAATACAATTCTTAGGATTAACTTTAGTGTCTCTCCTATGATTACAATTAGGGTCGCCACCTACCCACGTTGCTGTGCCATAATCTCTAAGTCCGTAATATGGTGGGGATGTCACGCAAGTTCTAGCACTCTGTGGTAAAAATTCACTTAGTGTCTCCTTACAATCTCCAAATAAAATTGTATCTTTCATCGTTTTAAAAATTCATTCAAAATCCACGAACTACTGTTCATTTTGTCATCGCCACCGACACCCCACTCAAAAATAACTCTGTCATTCTGTTGGAATTTAAGATATTCTGGCACGTTGGTATTAACTCTGTCTCCTCCATTACAGTATATCACTTTATCATACATTTGTAAACACTTAAAGATTGCCATATTAGATGAATTATCGGTATCATCATAAGTGATTGTTAAATCAACTGGTTTGAGTTCTTTGACGATAGCTCTTCTTTCTGCCATTGGTAGGAAATACTTTCCTTTTTTACGAATTAACCAATCATCAGAATTTAATCCTACACACAATGGTGTATTTGGATATAACTCTTTTGCATTTTTAAAGTATGAGATATGACCACTATGTATCGGGTCAAATCCACCTGTAACTAATACTATCTTACTCATTGTGCTTTGTTTAATTTAAAATTAACTGATAATGTTTTTCTTATCTCATCATTTTCGTGAGAACTAACACCATGTAAAAGATGACTTGAGAAGAAAATAATATCTCCTCTCTTTACAGTTGGTTGATGATGATTTGTATAAGATATTAAATCCTCATACTCCTCTGAAAAATTACAGGAGTGTCTGTCAACAAAAAAGAATTTTCCAAAATCAATTCCATCATTTGCAAAGAATACACTTGATATATCAAGACCTGCGTGGTCGTGAATCTCTTGATAATAACCTCTCTTATATAAATTTAGCCAAGGGTCATACATTGTATAATCAAAACTTTTATTTAATTTTTTAGATAATAATTCTAAACTTGGTTTGAACAAATCATAAAAGTTTTGCCATATAAGTGGTATTCTATCAACTTTACAATATCTTCCCCACTCAAAGAAATCATTATCTACTTGTTGAGTATTACATACATCATCAATCTTAGATATTAATTCATCTGAATTAGGTGCAGGGAAAACTGTATAAAATTCAGATGAGAATGGAATATTAATCATCGTGTGATAATTGTAGTTGCTGCCTGTCCTTTGTTGAAGATAGTATCAACTACTGCTTGAACCTTTCTTGCGGTAGTAATACCAACATTAGAGTAAACTGGTACGCATACAAGACCAAATACTTTGTCTGCATTACCCTTACGAATAACTCTACCAATTGTCTGACTAATACCTATGTAGTCCATCGAACGCATAAACAATACTGCTTCAAGACCATTGACATTGATACCCTCTGAGAGTATGCTGTGATGCAATACAACAAACTTTTTGTCTGTCTTACCCCATTGATTAAGTGTATCAAAGAAAGTCTCTCTGTCAACCTTCTCTCCATCAATCATCGCACCTGTCTTTGCTGTGATAAACATATAAGAGTAACCACGAATCGCAAGTTGCTGTACGAAATCTGTCTGTGATACAAGTGCAACAATCTGTCTGGTTGACTTAGCACATATTAATACTTTGTCCTTATCAAGATTGTCAATCGCACCAATCATTTGCTCATTGTCTCTGTCTGCAACCAACTCATCTTTCTTGAGTATTCTTGAACGATACACCTTAACTTTAGGTGGTAGTATGTAACCCTGCTTGACTAACTTTGGTGCGGGAACTTGACATATCACACCACCATATACCTCTATCCAGTTCATACCTGCTTTCTCAGGAGAACGACTATGCTTTGGTGTTGCTGTAAAGAAATAGCATCTACCTGCATACTGTGAGAAGTAATCAGTAGCAGGGAAAAAGTTTTTCTGTACTGAGTTGTGTGCTTCATCAAAGTAAATGGTATCTACATGAATCTCAGACTCCATTACTCTATGAAGAGAATGATATGTGGTGAATATTATCTGATTGAAGGCACAGTTCTTTGCTGACCAAACAGA